AACCCAACAGGTTTGTTCTTTAAAGATGACGGAACCAAGATGTATATTACCGGAAGTACTAGCGACGCAGTTTGGTCTTATGATCTCACATGAAACTATCGGCTTTTTTTGATCGTGAGGAGTTTGCTTGTAAATGTGGCTGTGGTTTGGCTACGGTGGATTCGCAGCTTTTGCAAGTGTTAGAAGGTGTGCGGTCCCACTATCGACTGCCGGTTGTAATAACTAGTGGGCACAGATGTAAAAAACATAACTCTGAAGTAGGTGGGGGTAAAAATTCTTATCACTTACAAGGCAGGGCTGCAGACATTAAAGTTGTTGGGGTAGAGTCTGCTGAAGTATATGAATATGTGTGTTCTACTCACAAAGATAAGTACGGATTTATACTATACGATACGTTTGTGCATATAGATAGTCGGGATGTACCGTATAGGAATGCTAGTTAAATCAATTATTTACGAGGTTATTACATGAATTTCTCTATAAAGACAGCCATTGAAGTAGCCAAATTTATACTTTTCGTGGTGCGATCAGTACGGGAACTAGTTGTTGAGATAGAGCAGGCCATACCAGAACCCGGTAGGGGCGCAGAGAAATTTGCTATTGTTAAGAAAACTTTGCTCACTGTAGCCAAGTATATGGGTATATCCAAAGCCGTGCTGGAAACTGTAGATGGCATGGTTGATGACCAGATAAATGAAGCTGTAGCCGAAGAAATAAACAACGGCGATTAACATGGTTGGGTGACTGCTATGCCTGTCAAAAAAATCCAAATACGACCCGGCGTAAACCGAGAGAACACCAGATATACCACAGAAGGCGGGTGGTATGACTGCGATAAAGTGCGGTTTAGGCAAGGGAGTGCGGAGAAGATAGGCGGTTGGGTACAGTTATCTACTGAAGTATTTGAGGGTGTGTGCCGTTCCCTGTGGAACTGGGTTACTCTGGGTGGACAAAACCTCATGGGTGTCGGCACCAGCCTCAAATTTTATTTAGAAAGAGGGGGAGCGTATTACGACATAACCCCCATACGGTCTACTACTGCGGCTGGAGATGTTACGTTTTCGGCTACTGCTAGCAGCGCGACTCTGACTGTTTCAGATACAGCCCATGGAGCAAGAGAGGGGGATTTTGTTACCTTTTCTGGCGCGGTAAGTCTTGGCGGCAACATCACAGCTGCTGTGTTAAATCAAGATTATCAAATACAAACAATAATAAACGATGACAGCTACACTATAACTGCTACAGCTACAGCCAATGCGAGTGATACAGGTAATGGCGGAGCCTCTGTAGTGGGTGCATATCAAATACATACGGGTGGTGCGCTAGCCTCCCCTACTACTGGTTTTGGTGCTGGTACATGGGGCAGTGGTACGTGGGGCACTGGGGGTACTACCGTGGTTGGGCTACGGATATGGTCCCAACGCAATTTTGGGGAAGATTTGGTATTTTGCCCCCGAGGCGAGGCGGTCTATTACTGGGATGCTTCCAGCGGAGTTACTACAAGGGCGGTTGATATATCTACTTTAGCTGGGGCATCGTCCAGTCCTACGATAGCAAACGTTGTGTTTGTATCGGACATATACCGGTTCGTCATGTGCTTTGGGTGTAACGACTATGGTAGCTCTTCCCTAGACCCGATGTTAATTAGATGGTCAGACCAAGAAGACGCAGCAAACTGGACTCCTAGCGCTACTAACCAAGCTGGCAGCCTACGGCTATCCAGCGGCTCTGAAATAATCGCGGTTACTCAAGGACGACAAGAAATACTTATCCATACTGACTCTGCTTTGTACGGTATGCAGTATTTGGGGTATCCGGATGTGTGGGGTGCTCAGTTACTTGGTGAGAACATATCTATAGCCAGTCAAAATAGCGTGGCGTATACAGGGAACATTGCGTTCTGGATGGGTAAAGACAAGTTTTATGTTTACGACGGCACGGTTAAACCGCTGCCCTGCAATGTACGCAAGTACATATTTAACGATTTTAACACCGAGCAGTATGACCAAGTGTTTAGCGGCACTAACGAAGGCTTCCACGAAGTATGGTGGTTCTATTGTTCTTCTGGAGTTACAAACGTTGACCGGTATGTGGTGTACAACTACGTTCAAAACATCTGGTACTACGGCACAATGGCTAGAACGGCTTGGTTGGATTCCGGACTAAGAGACAACCCCGTAGCTGCTACTTATAACTACAATATAGTCAACCATGAAGTAGGTAACGACGACAAAGAAGTGGATATAAACGACCCGCAGCCTATTACCGCTTACGTTACTTCTTCGGAATTTGATTTAGATGATGGGCACCAGTTTACGTTTATAAGACGTATGCTACCCGATGTTACTTTTGACGGCTCTACAGCGGATTCTCCGACTATAAACATGAGCTTACTGCCCATGAAGAACTCCGGTTCAGGCTACAATTCCCCCACTTCGGAAGGTGGAGTTAACAACGCGGACGTTACCAGATCGGCTACCGTGCCTATAGAACAGTTTACCGGACAAGTTTATGTTAGAGTTAGAGGTAGGCAACTAGCTATAAAGGTTGAGTCTTCGGCTTTGGGGGTTGCGTGGCAACTAGGTTCTCCACGGTTTGATATGCGACCCGATGGACGGAGAGGCTAATGCCTAGAAATTTATTAGGTAGAATGGCATCACCTGCTCTTCCTATAGCGGAACAGGGGCCTTTAAAGAGGTATTTAGATACCCTTAACAATATATTGCGGCTTTTCTTCAACCTTATTACCGCTACGATGAACAGGCTTACGGGAGAGCTGGGGGGCAGGTTTTTAGATATACCTAATGGACAATTTTATTCAACGACAGACCAAGCGATTGCAGTTATAAACACAGCGCAAGTTGTGACGTTTGAGAATACGTATTTAAGTTCTGGTGTGACCATAAACGGAGGGTCCAATAGCCAAATAACAGTAACGTATTCAGGGGTTTACAACTTTCAGTTTGTAGCCCAAGGTGTAAGCACTTCGGCGTCGGCCAAAAATGTCTACGTGTGGATAAGGCGCGACGGAACTGATATTGGATACTCCGCTAGGCATATGGTGTTGTCTGGGTCTAATGATAGTAATGACATATCTTGGAACTTTAACATTGATATGCAAGCTGGGTCTTATATAGAAATGATGTGGTCTTCGGACGATATAGATACCAAGTTAGATACAGAGACTGCGGCTAGCCCCCATCCGGGTGAACCATCTGCTGTTATTGCGGTAACTTTCGTGTCTGCATTGCCAGACTCCATACCAACTCCTCCATAGGTGATTTATGGCTGACACTGAATCAGGTACAGGTTCTTTTAACGACCCCCTAATATGGGAAGGCACTGTTTGGGGGGATGTTGGATTTGACCCACTCTCGATAATAGGTTCTGAGTGGGGTATTGATGTAGACGCCGCTTATGATGAAGCACTTGCGGTAAGAGAAGCCGAACTTGCAGGAGCTACCGATGCGCTTACTGCTTCGTCAGCATTAGCAAATATACAAAATGAAATAGCGCTATCTGGACTTGAGTATATTGTCGGCAAAACTAATGATGGGCAAGAGCTTACTCAAGATGAAATAGATTTTTTGATGTACCAAGTTGAAGCCGGGTATCTTGACTACGATGATCTTTCAGGTGCTTTTAATGTCCCCATAGATGATGTTGAAGCCTATTACACCGACTGGACGAATCGTTTTCAATTCCCGCAAGTAGGAGAAGGTGGAGTTCTTTCGGATGCTGATATTACTTATGTCATGGATGCCATAAAAAACGGTGATACTACTTTTAACGATGTAGGTGCATTTTATGGACTAGAGCCAGCTATAGTTGAGGCGTTTTATAACGATTACATTGGCCAACCTCAACCTCAAGAAAACCCCTATGCGTACTTGGATGGCGGGTTTGCAGACATTATGGCTTCGGGAGGTGCAGCGGGGCTAGAGGAAGACGAAATTGAGTATCTTATAGCCAACGCATCAGACGAAGATTTACTAGACTTTATAGATTACATATACGACGAAAGACTTGGCAAACTAACTTTAGACCCAGACCAGAGCTATGTAGATGAGTTTGGTAACGAAATAAAGCTAGATACCTACGATGACCTCTTTCAGTACGTAGATGATAAGTTTGATGGAGAGTTATCAAAGTTAACAGAGATAATGAACTCCGCTATTGAGGAGAGAGATGCCCGTGAACTAAGTCCGGGTATATTCGGCGCTATTACCGATACTGTAAATAAAATAGGGCGCACCATCGGTAGTGGTATGGACATGGTGTTTGATGCCCTCGGTATACTGAAACCAGATTTTAGCGTTCTTCAACCAAACATGGGCGGTGGAACAATTATATGGGGCACTCCTCAAGGGGGGTCTGTATTTGGTCGAATTGGTACAACACCCGGTAATACCGTTGTCGGTATACAAACAGGTGTACCTGCTTTAGATATCCTATTAGGTAACGTTGCTAGCATTTTAGCAGGCAGGATTGAAGCTGACCCAAATGTTGTTTTTACACAAGAAGATATATATACAGTCGTTCAGCAACAAGCCGAAGAACTGGGTCTCGGAGACGTAGAGCAGTTTAAAGACCTTTACGGAGACGTAATGGCAGAAGTAAAGACTCAGTTTGGTGAGGAGGAAAACGACAAAAACAACGAAAGCACTACAGCAGTAGATTTAGTAAGTGATGCTGGTGAAGTAAATAATGAAGTAAATGATGAAGTAAATGATGAAGTAAATGATGAAGTAAATGATGAAGTAAATGATGAAGTAAATAATGAAGTAAATGATGAAGTAAATGATGAAGTAAATGATGAAGTAAATGATGAAGTAAATGATGAAGTAAATGATGAAGTAAATGATGAAGTAAATGATGAAGTAAATGATGAAGTAAATGATGAAG